TGTTTGTTAAAAAGAAAAATGACTATGGAAGATATAATAATGGAGGTGGTGATATTGAAATGTGGAAAGAGTATCAAGAACAAATACGTAAATACGATTATTTCTTTCATTATGAACCTAGAATGATTCTAGATGATGCTTCAATGATTGAATCTTTCTTAGACAATCCTAGAAACCTTTTTTGTATTGAAGATAATACTGTTTTTCCCTGTGTTAAAACAGGATATTTTGGCGTTAAAGTGTCGGACTTTATGGAGTATCTTGATAGTATTGATTTGGATAAATTTGCTCCTCCACCACCAAAAGATGGAGTTAATATTGAGAATAGTATGAGAAATTTTTGGGAAACCAGAGATACGGATTTTCAATCAGATATAAAATATTGCACAAGGAGATGGTATGACGCAACTTTTAAAAGTGGATACTCAAAATATTAAATCATCTTATAAAACAAATAGTTACGATAAAGTATTTCAATCTATTTGTTTTGCTATAAATCCAAAAAAGATAGTTGAATTTGGAATACTAGAAGGTTATTCTTTAGATTGCTTTGTTGAATACGCTAAGAATGCATTGATAGAGTCTAATGATCTGTTTGATGATTTTCCTTATAATGCCGCAGACTATGGATTCGTAACTAACAAATATAAAAATAATTCTAATGTTTCTATTAACAAGAAAAATTTTTACGATTCTGTTGATGACTATGAAGATGATTCGATAGATATTCTTCACATCGATATTGCAAATAATGGTGATGTATTTGAATTTGCAATTAATAATTATCTTCCAAAGGTTCGTGGAATGATGATACTCGAAGGTGGTTCTGCCGACAGGGATTCTGTCGAGTGGATGGTCAAGTATCAAAAACCTATGATACAACCAATATTGCAAAAGTATTCTAATAGTGTTAGAATAGATGTGTTAGAAGACTATCCGTCAATTACGTTAATTTCAAAATGATGATGAGAGAAAATATTATACCTCTGTTTAAAGTCTTTATGGCAAACGAAACTCCTAAAGAAGTTTCTGAGGTTTTGATGTCTGGTTTTATTGGGCAGGGTCCTAAAGTAGAAAATTTTGAATCCTTACTTAAAAAATACTTTAGTAATCCAAATGTAGTAACAACAAATTCTGCTACCTCTGCTGAACATCTTGCTCTTCATATGTTGAAAAGACCTGAAAAAAACGTAAAGAGTTATCATGGAGTTGCTTTTATTGAAAATCAATGGAATGGTATTGGTCCAGAAGATGAAGTTCTCACAACACCTTTGACCTGCACTGCAACTAATTGGCCCATTCTTGCTAATGGAATCAAATTAAAATGGGTTGATGTTGATCCAAATACATGTAATATGGATTTGGATGATTTGGAAAGAAAAATATCTCCAACCACTAAAGCAATTATGGTTGTTCATTGGGGAGGTTATCCCATTGACTTGGATAGATTAAAAAACATTCAAGAAAAAACATATCAACTTTATGGATTTAAACCAGTAGTGATTGAAGATTGTGCTCATGCCTTTGGATCAACTTATAAAGGATCTAAAATTGGTAGTCATGGAAATATCTGTACGTTTAGTTTTCAAGCAATTAAACATCTAACTACAGGTGATGGTGGATGTGTAATTTTCCCTTATGAAAATCAAGTAAAGAGAGCAAAACTTCTTCGTTGGTACGGTATTGATCGAGAAGATAATCGTAAGGATTTTAGATGTGAAAGTGATATTTTAGAATATGGATTTAAATTTCATATGAATGATATTAATGCCACCATTGGTATTAACAATCTATCAGAAGTAAAGAAAAATATTAATAAAATTATTGACAATGCTAATTTTTATAATCAGGAGTTGTCTGATGTTTCTGGAGTAACTCTTCTTGAAAATAAGTCTGATCGTCAATCATCCTACTGGATATACACGATGAAAGTTAAAAGGCAGCAAGACTTCATGAACAAGATGAAGGAATGTAATATTATGGTAAGTAGAGTTCATGAACGAAATGATATTCATTCATGTATGTCTGAATTTAAAACTGATCTTCCTAACCTAGATAAACTGGTAAAAGAAATGATTTGTATTCCTGTTGGATGGTGGGTGACACCAGAAGACAGACAATATATCGTAGATTGTATTAAGGATGGTTGGTAATGGAATTGGGTAAAAAATTTTCTTTTGATAAGGAGAAGTATAAGTTTCGATTTGAAATTGAAGAGATGTTCCAGAGTTATAATCTAGAGTATATTCATAAGTGGGAAGATTGTAATTTTAAAAAATTAACGTTCAATACAGATCAACGCACAAAATTGCACAAAAGATTCTATAGTAAAGTAAGAGGGTCTAATTTTTTAAATGTGTACACTAAATTTTTAGAAGAGCAAATTCTACCCCTTTTCAAAGAGGATATTTTATACCAAAAGATACCAACTTTTAGAGTACAAGTCCCAAATAATATTTCTGTGGCAGAGTTTCATAAGGATAAATCCTATAGTCATAGTCCTTATGAAGTCAATATATTTTTACCAATCACACCAGCAAAAGATAGTTCTACTATTTGGGTTGAATCGAAAGAAGATCTAGGTGACTACAAACCCATGAATGCTGAATATGGAGAGTATTATATTTGGAATGGATCCAATTTAAAACATGGTAATAAAATTAATACCACAGAAATGACTAGATTTAGTGTTGATTTTAGAATCCTTCCATATAATCTTTATCGAGAAGATGATATCAAAGAAACTGTTACAACAAAAACTAAACTAAAACTTGGAAGTTATTTTGAATTAATGAGGTATAACAATGACTGAAAATCCAGATTATGTGAACATACAATACCCAACAAGGTTCCTAAATCAATATAAAATTGATGGATGTATTAATATTGACACTGAACCTTTTTTTGAAAGGCAAGAATGTTATCCAAAATTTCAGGAACATTTAATTGATTTTAAAAATCTTCTGATTGATCTTGTGGATAGGGGAGAGAGTAAAACTTTTTATAAGTTTGGTGACGGTGACTATTGGTTCCTGAGAGGAATTCCATCTGGAAGTGCAACACCTGGAAGAAGAGCTCTTGCCAAATCTTACAGTGAAATTAATCATTCTCAGTTTGTTGATGGTTCTAAACTTTGTGATTATTATACTTGTGAAATCTATACACATAATAGACAGTTCTTTAGAGAAGTAATTCCAAATCAAAAGATTCATTATCCTGCTGAGTATGGTTATGCATTGATTGCAAACATTTGCTGGAAAAATTGGACTCATGGGTGCAAATACTAAAATGAATTTGGTAAGTGAATTGATGGGTGCAGAACAATACCAAGAGTATCTTGGTTTAGATAAATTTGAAGATTATATTTCTCTTCCTCAGAAGTTTGCTTGCGATGATCTTGACGCAACTGAACAAATGGTTGGTGAACAACTTAAGAAGTCAACTTCTAAAATCTTTTTGATGGGTATGGGACATGTTAAGTCTGGTCTTATACATAGACTTAAGAAATATACAGATGCTATATTCCTTGATGTAGGTGCTGGAATTGACGCAATAGCTGGTATTATTGATGTAGGACGACCTTATTTTGGTAACTGGACTAACTATCAAATTGATGAATATAATCTATATGAGGATATGGATTATCTTGGGTATGAAAAAAAGGGTAAACACATTTTGCTAGAGAGAAAGTGAAGTAATGAAAATTTGTTTAATTGCTGAAGGAAAACTTCCTATCCCACCTCAAGGATGGGGTGGTGTTGAACATCTTCTTTGGAATTATAAACAGCAACTTGAAAAAATAGGTGATGAAGTCGTTGTTCTCAATACACAAGATCTGAATGAAGTTGTAAGAACTGCAAACGAAGGGAACTTCGATGCAGTTCATTTGCATTATGATCAGTATGCTGGAATCATGCCACACATTCAGTGTAAAAAGAAAATGATCACCAGTCACTATCCATATCTTGAAAATCCTGAACCATCATGTGTGTTCCTGTATGATTTCTTGAAGAACTCTCAGAGTCATATCGTTTCATTATCAGATAGAATTAAAACAGAATTCATCCGTAGGGGTATCGATGGTACTAATGTATCAGTTTTACCTTGTGGTATTGATACTCAATCATATGCTTTAGATATTGACGAGGTTCTTTTTCCTGATAGATCTATTGTTGTTGGAAAGATTGAACCTAGAAAACGTCAGGCACATTTGCAGAAACAAAATTTAGGAATTGATTTTGTTGGTAATGTTTCTGATCAATCTTTTGATACTTCTGATTCTTCTTATCTTGGTGAGCAGAGTAAGCAAGACATCATGGACAATCTCACAGCATATGCTAACATGGTATTGTTGAGTTCTGGTGAAGCACATCCTTTCGTTTGTTTAGAGGGTCTTGCTGCTGGTTTAGGACTGGTCTTGTCTGAGCAAAGCACTGCTAATTTAGATTTGTCACAACCATTTATCACCGTGATTCCTGATGATATGATTAATGACTTTGATTATCTCAGGGAAAAGATTAAAGAGAATAGAAAAATTTCTCTTGGTATGAGATCTGAGATTAGACAATATTGTTATGACAATTTTGATTGGTCTAAAATTATCAAAAAGTATAAAGAAATTATCAAAAGTATATGATGTATGTTGCTTCCTGTCCACTTAGAATTTCACTGTTTGGTGGTTCTACTGACAACCCATACTTCGTAGAAAAGTATGGAAGAGGATCTGTGATTAGTTTTACTTCTAACCTCAAAACCTATATCACTCTGCATGAAGATAAGTTTGGATACAATGCTGAGGGTCGTAAGTATATTGTCAACTATTCCAAGAGAGAAGAGACCGAATACATTTCTGACATCGATAATGAATTGGTACGGATTGTATTGAATCATTTCGGTGCTTTTCCTATGAGTATTACAATGAAGAGCGATGCTTACTCTCAAGGCAGTGGACTAGCATCATCTTCATCTTACATCATCAGTCTGATTAAATGTCTGTCCATGTATAATAATATGGATATGACAGATATTGAAATATGTAAGTTGGCATTTCAATTGGAACAGGAGATGAATCCATACTGTGGATATCAAGATCCTTATGGGTGTGGTATTGGTGGATTTAAAAGAATTGATTTTGAACGTGGTGGTATTGTTCGGTATGATTTTCTATCAACTGATCTATTCAAAGAGTATGACATGCACCTTGTGTTCACAGGAGTGACAAGGAACTCTAAGAATGTTCTTGAAAAGGTTACTGACAATATTCATAAAGCAAAACCATTATTGAAGACAGCAGATAAAGCATACAGAGCACTGCTAGATGGTGATCATGAGAAGTTCCTAGATCTTCTGAATAAGAGTTGGGAACAGAAGAAAGAAACCACATCTGTGATTACAGAGAATCAAACAATTAGAGATATGGACACTGAACTGCAGAGTAATGAATCTGTCAGAGCACACAAATTGTGTGGAGCAGGGAACGGAGGATTCTTTCTGACGTTTTCTGAAAAGGATTCATTGACAATTCCATACCACTCTGCTAAAATAAATGTTGAAACTAATGGCGTTTATGGGCAAATTGTATGAATCCATTTAGAGAATATATCGATGTTCTTGAATGTGCCCATATGGGTAATGAATTTGATAAGTTTCAAGAAGCATTTGAAAATCACAAAAGAATTATTATCCTGGGTAATGGAGGCAGTAGTTCAGTTGCATCTCATATCTCTCAGGACTATATGAAGTTTAAAGGTAAGAAAGTTTCGATTCTTTCTGACCCATCTATGTTGACTATGCTTACCAATGACTTTAAGTATGAGAATGCATATCAGAAGTTTTTGGAATACTATGTTGAGGATGAAACACTTGTTGTTCTGATGAGTTCTGGTGGTGAATCAAAGAACATTCTGAATTGCCTGAAGTGGTGTGAACTTAATAAAATTAATTATGGTGTTCTAACTGGTTTTTCTCCTGATAATACGATTCGCACCGAGGCAACAAATGCACTGTGGAACTATCACATTGCTAGTGAATCATATGGTGTGGTAGAATGTGTTCATCAGATCTTTCTTCATGGAGTGGTATGAGATTCTGCTTTGATTTGGATGGGACTATCTGTGATACTCCCTGTGACCCTGACGGTCACAATCAACGATACTGGGATTCACTTCCTATTCCCTTCATGGTAGAGACAGTTAATCGTCTTTACGATGAGGGGCATCATATTATTATCATGACTGCTCGTGGTAGAGGATCAGGTAAAGATTGGACATCACAGACTAAGAAAAGTCTAGACGATTGGGGTGTAAAGTATCACGAACTGGAACCTATGTTCCATAAACCCACTGCTGATTTGTTTATTGATGATAAGGGTGCTAATGTATTCGATTGGATTCTAGGACAACCACAGAAGAAAGGAATTATTGCAGGAGCCTTTGATGTAATTCATCCAGGGTATATTCGTATGTTTGATGACGCAAAAAAGTATTGTAATCATCTAACTATTGCCTTACATGAAGATCCTTCAATAGCACGACCACACAAATTGAAACCAGTTCAAACCGTTGAAGAGAGGGAGGAGATTCTTAAGGCAATCAAGTATGTTGATGATGTCGTAGTATATCAAACAGAAGATACATTCCTTTCTTATCTTGATGATTATGATATTCGATTTTTAGGAACAGATTATAAGGATGGGACATATTCAGGAAGAGAACTAGATATTGATATTGTTTGGTTGGATAGAGAGAGTCACAACTACTCCTCTACAAAATTAAAAACAGATATTTTTAAATCAATTTTACCAAGGGCATCTGAAAATTATGATTAAAAGTTTAGTAACTGGTGGAGCAGGATTTATCGGATCAAATCTTGTGGACCATCTTTTGAACATGGGACATCAAATAGTTTGTGTTGATAATGAGAGCGCAAATAATGATAAATTTTATTGGAATAATGATAAACGAGTTTATAATGTAAATGGTGACATCACTGATTATGAACTGATGAAAAATTTGTTTATTAATGTGGATTATGTTTTTCATCTCGCAGCAGAATCAAGACTTCAACCTGCTATTGAAAATCCGATTAATGCTGTATACAAAAATTGTGTAGGGACTACTGTTGCATTACAATGTGCTAGAGAAGCAAAAGTGAAGAGATTTGTTTATTCTTCTACATCTTCTGGTTATGGTAATAATTCATATCCAAATGTAGAAACACAATCTGATGATTGTTTGAATCCATACTCTGCATCCAAAGTTTCTGGTGAAAAATTTTGTAAAATGTATAGCAATCTTTATGGATTAGAAACAGTCGTTCTTAGATACTTTAATGTATTCGGACAAAGATGTCCATCCAGAGGACAATATGCTCCTGTGATTAGTATTTTTCAACGACAAAATAATGCAGGAGAACCTTTAAGTATTGTTGGTGATGGGTCTCAATGTCGTGACTTTGTTCATGTAAAAGACGTTGCAAGAGCAAATTATCTTGCGGCGACTCTACCTTTAAAAGGTAATGTTGGTGAAGTGTTTAATGTGGGTAGTGGCAAATACTATTCTATAAAAACTATTGCTGATTCTATATCTGACAATCAAATTAGTATTCCTATTAGACCTGGGGAAATGGATACCACTTTTGCAGATATAAATAAGATTAGTGAAGTTTTTGGATGGAAACCAGAAATTGACGTAATTGATTGGATTAAAGAATGAAGATTTGCATTATTGGACCAGGTTTTATGCCTATCCCTCCAAATGGTTGGGGTGCTGTAGAAATTTTGATATGGGATTATAAAGTGACCTTAGAAAAATTAGGTCATGAAGTTGAAATTGTGAACACTACTGATTTAAATAACGTTTTACAGCAGATCAATAGTTTTGATCCTGATTTTGTGCATATACAATACGATGATTACATTCATCTTTATCCTCACATCAAATATCCTTGTGCTGTCACTACTCACTTTGCTTATCTTGAAAGATCCGAATTGATGGGTCCATATAAGGAAAGAGTCTTTGATCACTTTTCACGAATACAACCAAATATATTTGGATTGTCTGAAGGTATTAACAAAGTATACGAAGAAGATGGTGTATCACCAAGTAAGTTATATCTGAATCCAAATGGTGTCAATCTGAGTAACTTCAGAACAACCATGAATCCGGAGTATCCAGAAAGGTCTTTGTATCTTGCAACTATTGATCATAGAAAAAGACAATTCTTATTTCAAGATATTGAATCTCTCTGGTTCGCTGGTAATATTAAAGATGATGAATTTGATATTAGTAAAAGATACCTTAAAGAATGGGACAAGAATGTCTTATATGATAACTTGACCGAGTATGGTAATCTGGTGCTCCTGTCTGATGGGGAAGCACATCCTCTTGTTTGTATGGAAGCATTTGCTGCTGGTCTTGGTGTTGTAGTTTGTGAGTGGGGTGCTGCAAATCTTGATGTGAATCAAGAATTTATTACAGTCATTCCCGAGATCAAAATAAATGACATAAACTTTGTAGAAGATGCTATAATTAAGAATCGGGAATACTCTATCACTCATCGGAAAGATATTCTTAAATATGCAAAACAATTTGACTGGAGTCAAGTTCTTCAAAAATATTATATTCCCAACATTGAGAAACTAATGTCCAAGAAAAAAATAGCAATCAACTTCATTGGAACAGGAAATTATCTTAAATTTTTTCCAAGATATTATGAATCATTCATGAAGTACTTTGTGCCAGAGTGTGACAAAGATTTTTTTGTGTTTACTGATGGTGAGTTTGATGGTGAACTCCCTGGTAATGTAAAAATTATTAAAAGTTTTGAGAGCAAAAATGTAAAAAAATCTGATTATGGTGATCGATATACATTGACCTACCATAGTATTGGTGGTCTTAAGAGATTCGGTGAGATTAAAAAAATTAGAGATCAACTTGTAGAGTATGATTGGTATATTTACTTTGATGCAGATATGCACTGCCTGACAGAAACAATCAACTACGAAGATTTTTTTGATGACTCAAAAACTTTCTTTGGTGTTCAACATCCTTGTCAGAATCCTGATCTCTGTAACTTTACCTCTGTTTCTGGATCAGATCTCCCGTTTGAAAGAAATCCAGAGTCTCTCGCATGTGTAACATCGGAGGAACAATGTGATGATGTATATCTTCAGGGATGTGTATGGGGTGGTAAAATTCCTCAAGTGTTAGACATGATTGAAGATTTAGATAAAAGAATTGTTGAAGATTTGAAAAAAGAAATCATGACTTTTGCACATGATGAAAGTTATTTAAATCGATATCGAAATGAAAACTTTCAAGATTTTCATATTTTAAGTCCTGTCTTTGCAAAACCAGGAGACATGCCTGATAATGCATTTAAATTCTCTGCAAAAATAATTCATTCACCTTCCGATAAAAAACAAATTCTTAATTCTTGATTATGATTAGAGATATTCATATTTGGTTGTGGGGAATAATTGCAGAACTAGAGCATACTTTGTATCCATGGAAAACAAACAATCCTCCAGATTGGGCTGTAGAACGATATAATCTAGATCATGGTATCGAAGAGGATGAAAATTCTCTTTACTATGAATGGATAAAATCCCATGATCAAAAAATTAATAAAGTTGAAGAAAACATTATAAATCTCTATAAAGAAATTGAATTATTAAAACAAAATGACAGTAGCATTTAACTATCTTGGCAAACTGGGACAACTTGGGAATCAAATGTTTCAGTATGCTGCAACCTTAGGTGTTGCAAGATATCTTGGAGGGGCATTTACAATTCCGGATCACAATGAAGTTTTTGTTGATGCTCTCGGTAATAATTTAAGAATAGAATTATTTGATTGTTTTGATATTAAACCAGATAATAAAGGACTACTTAAAACTGATAATGTTCTTCCAGAAAAGGGATTTGAATTTGATAGTGATATTTTTAATATTGATAGACGATATGACTTTACTCTTCACGGATTTTTTCAAACTGAAAAATATTTCAAACACTGTGAAGATGAAGTAAGAAATCATTTTAAATTTAAAGAAGAAATTATTGATGATTGCAATGATATTATTGAAGAATGTTTTGATAATCCCATTGCCCTTCATATACGTAGAGGAGATTTTTTAATCAATTCTGGTAATCACTACAATCAATCTCTTGATTATTATGATAAAGCTCTAAGTGAGTTTGATTCTAAAAGGCAAGTTGTTATCTTTAGTGATGATCCTCAGTGGTGCTCGGAACAAAAATTATTTGAATCTGATAGATTTATTGTTTCTTCAGGAAATAACCCTTACATAGATTTATATTTAATGAGTCAATGTGATGATTTTATTATTGCTAATTCTACATTTTCTTGGTGGGGTGCATGGTTAGCAGATAAAGGGAGGGTAATAGCACCTAAAAAATGGTTTGGACCTAATAATTCTCATTTAAATACAAAAGATCTATATCCTGAACACTGGGAGATTTTATAATGGACAAAAATAAATCAGCATATAAACTTAAAGGATTACCTCCTGTTTATTACATTAATCTTGATGG